GGTTCGCTGCGGGCTAAATGTGTCTCTAAGGATTTTTTGAGGCGATCAACAACATGGATTTTCAGCCAGTGAACGGGGAAGGGGCCGTGCTGTGCGAGGATCAGCCAGTTCGGGTGATCCAGAGGGATTTGCAACTGATTGGCAGGGCGAGGCGACAGGGCTGGTTGAGTGATCCCAGTGACATGCAGAGGATTGCCAGTCGAGTCGTAAAAATTGCCCTGAACACCCCGGACGAAGAACTTGCTGTGAGGGCCGCTGCGGAAGTCCGGCAGATGGTCGCACAGGACTTGAAGATCGAAGCCGATGGAATGCCGCAACAAATTGAACACCATCACACCCACGAACTCGGCCCGGTAACGGCGGACAACTTTGCAGAGTCAAAAAGAAAACTCGCTGAAAGAATTGCTCGACTCGGCAGAGACTCCTGAAGACGTTGAGGCGGTCATGCAGTTGGTCGCTGAGATTGAGCAGTCGACCAAGGATCGTGACAGGTTTGATCTCAAGACGCTGTCGGAAGTCGCGGAGTTCTTTGGCCTTGATGAGCAGACGGTGCGAACATGGAGACTCAAGACACCAGCGATGCCAGGGGAGCCGGGCAAATGGCCGATCAAGTCAATCGTTCAATGGCGATGCAACTGGATCCAGCAAACAGATTTGGCAGCAGCAAAGAGGCAACAGGACTTCGAGCTTGGACAGATTCAGGTCGAGACGAAGCGGTTGGAATTAGATCGCGAGAAGGGATTGATTCTCGACCGGCAAGACGTGGAACTGTGGGCGTCGACAGCTCTGATTGAACTCAGAGAGGGCATTCTTCAGTTGCCTGAAATGTTGGCCGCATCGGCTCCGCAGGAACTAAAGGACTTCACCCGCAGCGAAACAGACAGACATTGCCGAGACTTACTGACGGCGACACATCGACGACTTGAAATGGCAGAGATCGGAAAGGAGGGGTCGAAAGAATGATCAGGCTGAACGCGACACGATTCCTCCGACCGCATCAAAAATATTCTGCCCGCGAATGGCTTCCTAAACACGTTCAGATGCCAGTTGGCACTGAAACGGCCGGAATGCCGTTCAGCTTGGCTGCATTCCCTCACGTCGATTCCGTGCTGGATGCGTTCGACGATCCCAAGATCCGTCAGATTGTTCTGCAGTGGGCGTCGCGACTCGGGAAGACGACGACATGCCTATCATTAATGGCCAAAGTAGCCGGAACGAATCCACGCAACATGATGTTCGCAGGCCCGACGAAGGACGCGGCCGGGCGAGTTATTGGCTCAAGGCTTTACCCGATCCTGAGTTCGGCAGAGGGAGTTCGCCAACAGCTTCCGCCAGAGGCACGTCGAAGCAAGCTGCACGTCAAGCTGGAGTCATGCCAGATTTTCGTTGGATGGTCAGGATCTGAAACAAGCCTTGCAGACGTGGGAGCATTCTTTGGCCACGCATCCGAGATCGACAAGTGGGATGATTCCGCCAGCAAGGAAGGCGACTCGCTAAAGCTGTTCGTCAATCGATTCAAAGGCTTTCCCGATCACAAAATCATTTTCGAATCTACGCCGACGATCGCGGGTCGGAGTCGCATCGAAAAGAAGATGACGGAAAGTAACCAGCATCGACGGTACGTTCCCTGCCCGCACTGCGGAGAGTTTCAAGTGCTGATTCAGGGCGTCGAAGGCGTTCCGGGCGGCTTTGACTGGGATCGTGACAGCAGCGGAAAGTCAGATCCTGACGTTGCTTTGCAGACGGCTCACTACGTTTGCAAGGTTTGCCACAAGAAGATTGAGAATCATCACCGGACGGTCATGCTGCGCGCGGGTGTTTGGGTGCCAAATGGCTGCACGATCACACCGGACGGGGCGATTCATGGCAAGGCCCTGAAAGACGGTTCAGATGTTGTCGGCTTTGGTCCACTGGCATCGTGGTACGCACTCACGGAGACATGGGGAAACTTCGCAAGGCTTTGGATTCAAGCACAGAAGCGGCCAAGGGATTTGCAGGACGTTGTGAATTCCTACAAGGGCGAGACATGGGCGATTCGGAAGAGCAAGAGCACGCCGGAAAAGGTCGGAATTAAACTTCGCACGGACATTCCGCGACGGCTATTGCCGGACTGGACGCGGCTAGTGACGGTCACGATCGACCAACAAAGATCAGACGGAGGCTATCGGCTTTGGGTGTGTCTTGCTCACGGGATCAATCGGGCGGCTCACGTCGTCGATTACGGACTTTGCCAACATCTTGAAGAGGTTTGGGATCGGCACATTCGATCACCGTATCAGCACGAAGACGGCGGCAATCCGATGATGCCACACGCCGCGGCAGCGGACTCTGGATGGGACACCAAAAAGACATACGACTTTTGCAACGCACACAACGGAATGCTGCCATTAAAAGGCAGTTCTGGCGACATCAGCGGCGGACTGCCGTACAAAGTCGCCGAGGTCGAATCGGGCCAGTACAAAGGGCAGTCATTGTTCACGGTGAACACTGACTTTTGGGAAACGGATCTTCAAGCGAGACTTGACGAGCGGGATCCGGGAGAAGATGAATCACTGTCACTCTGTGCCGGTGCCGATGGGGATTTCGAATTCCTCGAACAGCTGTGCAACGGCACGCTGACCGACAGAGTCGACGGGCGAAATCAGGCGAAATTGTTATGGGTCAAAAAAGACGAATCACTTCCAAATGACTACCGCGACGCGGTTAGATACGGGCTCTGCCTTGCACACGCTTACATCGACGAAAACGGAGGCTATCCGCCCCGCAGCAACGTCTGGACGCAATCAAAAACAGTCGTCAACTCAGGAACGCAGCGGCCGGACGGAAGGAACTGGAATGAGTAAGCAGAAACTAGAAAAGCCAGTTCAAAAGATTGCGGAAACGCCAGTCGAAAAGCCGCAACCGCGAACCATTGAAGAGTATCGCCATTGCCCCATTTGCTGGACTGGCAACGGCGGTTACGGGACGGCGTATTCAACACATGGCCGAACGCGGTATTACAAGTGCGACAAATGCACGAAGGGCGATTGCGGCCCGTGTGGTCACACATGGACAGTCGAAGTGAAGCTTGAGGTGATCAAGGTCGAGCATCGGATTGTTAGACTGGACGGTGAGCGATAATTCTTTTGCTACCCTAGCAACACTGGTAAGGACATTTTTTATTGAGTCTCGCAAACTGCGAGCATGACAACTGCCTCCGATCTTCTCGACGCGACTAACGCCGCAATCTTGAAGGCTCTGACATCGCAAGAATATCAGGGTCCGGGCGGTCGTCGGCAACGAATGGCGGATCTGGCTCAGCTTCGACAGACTCGAAAAGAGTTAATGGACGAAGTCGCGATGGGCTCGACCGGCTCGATGTGCTCTCTCCTTTCGATGGGAGAGGCAAGCCTATGAACCTGATCGATTCCATCGTCGGCATCTTCTCGCCAGCGGCTCAGCTTCGTCGCATGGAAACACGGGCGACGATTCAGCAAGTCAACAAACTGCTGGGCACCGCCAAAGGTCCGTACGCAGCCGCAAACCTAAACCGACTTAACGCACTTCGCGGAGTTGTCCAAAAAGAAAACGAAGTTGCTGGAAGCCGCATCGAATTTCTACGCGCTCAGTCGTGGGATCTGTACCGAGACAATCCAAGCTGCCGAAAAATCGTCCGATCCTTGGAAGCCAAGGTGATCGGCAAGGGGATGCACCCCGAATCGCTGGCAATGTTCGCGGATGGCACTCCAAATGTGCCTTTTCGTGAGCGTGCAATGCAGTTGTGGGAGCAGTTGCAGAGCGGATTCGATGCTCGTGGACTGCCCGGAAAAGGTGGCTTGACGATGGGATGCCAGCAAAGATTGGCATTCCGGTCAACGATTTTGTCAGGCGATACGCTTTATAGGATGAAGCCGATCAGTCAGGCTGAACAATTACGCCGGAACCTGCCGATTGCGGTGGTCCTGCAGTTGGTCGATACGTGCAGACTCGCCAGTGAATCAGAAATCCTGCGAACCACACTGCCGGAAGGGCATCGGTTGTTTCGCGGAATTGAATTTAACGCAAACGAGGAGCGGGTTGCGTATTGGGTCAAGAATAACCTGGTTTCTGATGCAGCCGCAGCTCCAGCGACAGCGACGCGAGTACCAATCGACAAGATTGGGCATCTATATCTTGAAGAAGACATCGACGAAGTTCGCGGAGTACCGTGGTTCGCGTCTGCAATTCTCCGCGCACGACGCACGGAAGACCTCGAATACAACGTGCTGACCGCTTCAGCGATGGCATCGTGCATGGTTGCAGCCTACAGCAAGCCGACTGGAGCTAACAAGCTCGGGCTTAATCAGGGAACTGAATACAATTCAAACTCTGCAGATGGATCTGATCTGACCGACAGCGACGGCAACACGATCAATAAAATTCAGCCGGGAATGGTGATCAACAAAGGGAAAGACGGATCGTTCGAGTTGCTTTCGCCTAATCAGCCAAACATGAACCCGGAAGCGTTCGTGCAGCATCTTCAGCGAGGCACGGCGGCAGCTTTGCCAGGCACGAAAGCCAGCACTGTCACCGGCGACTACCGCAACAGTTCATTCAGTTCTGAGCGATCAGCAGACAACGATTGCTGGCCTGAGATTCAGATTGTGCAGGAGTGGTTCGCGTCGCATTACTGCCAGCCAATTTGGGAAACAATTCTTCGCACCGCAGTCTTTGAAGGCTACTTCGATGGCATCGTGTCGGCTGAAGAGTTCCAGTCTAATCCGGAAATGTTTTCATCGGCAAACTGGCAAGGCCCCGTCGCTCTTTCCATCAATCCGAAGGATGACGTTAGAGCAGCCAGCGAACGAATTCACGCTGGGCTTTCTTCGCTTCAAATGGAATGCGCCAAAATCAATGTGAACTGGCGAGATGTCCTGAATGATGTCGCCGAGCTTTACGAAGTAGCGGAGGCCAAGGGCATCCCGACAGAAGTCATCAATAACATCATGGGCATCGACGCTCAGGATCAAATGGCCGTTCAGCAAATGGCGGCTTCGAGCGAAGAGCAATCGCCAGAAGATGCGGTTGAGGACGATTTACTGGAGGAAGTTCTCGATGCGTAAACGCAGCCAGAGAGATCAGGCTACGGCCGACACAAACTATCGATCTTTAATCGTACGAGCCGCAACGTTCAACGAAGAAACACGAAGCGTTGAAGCGGTCATCAGCACAGAGCAGCCGGTGGATATGCCCGACTGGGGCCGCCAAGCGATGGTTCCGGAAGTTCTAGTGCCATCCGGAGCAGAGTTCCCATCAAATCGGCAGGTTCCGTTTCTTGATTCACATCAACGCCGATCGGTTAAAGATCAACTCGGCTCCGCGCGAGAAATCAAGGTTAATGGCAGCGAGATCACGGCGACGCTGGTGTTTCGCAAAAGCAAAGAATCTGACGACGCACTTGGCGGCGTTCGCGACGGTCATATCACCGATGTCTCGGTTGGATACGACGTTTTGAAACGCCAATACATCGAAGCCGGGGCGAAGAAGACAATCGGAAATCGGACCTACGAAGGCCCGTTAAATGTTGTAACGAAGTGGCGGCTCCGCGAAGTCTCGTTGACTCCGATCGGGGCAGATGATCAGGCAAAGTTGCGTGGGCTGGACCCCGCAAAGGTCCGTTTCAAGTCCTCAGAAGAACAGGAAGATTTCACAATGAACGCAGAACTCCGCGCTTTGCTGCTGTCAAAAGGCATGTCAGCAGATCTCACCGACGAACAGGCTCAGCGATGGTTGATCGACAACGCCGCTAAGCTTGGCGAAGTCAAGAAAGAAGAAAAGAAAGAAGAACGCAGCCAGCAAGCACAGACTCTGCCAACCGCTGCAGATCTTGCCAAGTTGGTCGCTGATGCAACCCGTCAAGCAATCGCCGATCAAGCCGCAACTCGCAAGGCGTTTGAGGTCGATGTGCGTGAACTTTGCGAACTGTCCGACATGCCCGGCGAAGTCGACGCTTGTCGAGGACTGGAAGACATTGCGGCCGTGCGAAAACACATCAAAGACGCAAAGGCCAAGCAGACAGAAAACATCGGCTACGGCGTGACTGTTCGCCACGTTTCCAGCGGTACGGAGCGACTTGAGGTCGATCTTCGCTCAGCATTGACGCTGACCGCTTGCCGATCCGCTTTGAATGGTGACGAAGCCAAGCTCGAAAAGTATTACCCAGCGGCACAGCGAAGCAAAGCGGCCGACACCTTCCGTCATGCGACACTGTTCGACATGGCCACGGAATATGTCCGCTCACGCGGCGTTCAGACGCTCGGTTTGACTCGTGATCAGATTGCCATCTGTGCAATGTTCGGCCCTGAAAAGGCTGGCATTCGTGCAGCTCCAGGCGGTGCGGCGTATCATGGGACAGGTTCATTCAGCAACCTAACTCTGGACGCTGTCAACAAGTCCATGATGATCGGTTATCAGGAAGTCCCTGCCACATGGCGCGGGCCAATGAAGCAGGGCCAGTCGGCAACCGACTTCAAAAACATCCACCGGATGCAGTTGGGAGCCATTCCAAACCTGCCAGTCTGGAATGATTCAGTTCGTCCGGACATGGCGAGCATGGCAGACGGCAAAGCGACCTATGCGGTCGAGTGCCGATCGATTGGGATTGACTTCGGCTACAAGCTGATTGTCAACGATGACATGTCAGCTTTGACATCAACTCCAATGAAGTTGGGTGATGCGGCAGCACGAACTGTCAACACGGTTGCATGGGCACAGGTCACGAGCAACCCAACGATGCGAGACGCTCAGGCGCTGTTTCTTGAGACGCCAGCCGGGCTCCGATTCCGAAAGAATCTAACAACCGGAACTGGGGCTCCAAGTTCAACAACGCTTGGAACGCTGAAAGCACTGATGCGGCTGATGCGAGGCGAGAACACGCCAGAGGGCACAGAGTCAGCGGACATCCTGAACCTGACTCCGGCTTACCTCGTTGTCCCAGCATCACTGGAAACGACGGCAGAAGTGCTGGTGAATTCCATTTACGATCCGGGTTCAACCGGAGCCGGAACATTCAACCCAACACGGTCGCTGAAGTTGGTCGTTGAGCCGCTTCTGGACGCTGCCTCAACCGTCGCTTGGTATCTGTTCGCAGAACCAACGCGAGTTGAAACAGTCGAGGTCACATTCCTGGCAGGACAGGAAACGCCACAGGTTCGCGAAGTTCGAGACGAGCACACCTTGGCCAGCACTTATTACGTGCTGCAGTCAGTGGCTGCCAAGGCTCTCGACCATCGCGGAATTCAAAAGCATAAGGGCGAGGCGTAATCGACCACGTTCTGAGTTAGCCAAGAGCCAGCCCTTCCGAGGGCTGGCTTGCGGCAGTGTTACTGTTCGGGAATGTTTCCCGCGAATAGCTCAGTCCCCGAGAGGGGCGAACAATCTCGAAAGGTGGATAGCGATGATTAATCGTGGCACAGTTGAATGGCCGGCAATCGGCGGCGAACATTTCACACGGGCGCAGGCGTTTACGACAACGCCAGGCCAGAACGGTTGGACGGCGGTTTTGACCGGAACGACTCCAACGGCTTTGTGCGTTACTGCTGACGGCGGTGCAGCCAAGCTGACTTTGACAAGCACCAGCGAATCTCAACTTGCTGTCCTGTATCACAACGACGTGCTGGCGTTCGACGTTCGCACATTGAAGTACATCGAATTCGTGGCACTCGTCGCGGGTGTAGATTCAGTGACCACAATCGTGATGGGACTTGCTTCCGCACACAACGCAACGCTGGACAGCATCGCAACAAACGCATGGTTCCGGATTCAGGGCTCAGCCTCGACATCGGCAGTTGTAGTCGAAACAGATGACGCGACAGTCGACAATGACGACAAGGCAACTGGGCAGACTTTGGCAGGCGTGTACAAGACTTTCAAGATCGACTTTGAAAAAGGTCTATCAGACGTTCGCTTCTTTATTGAAGGCGAGCGAGTCGCTCAGGATACGACGTTCGACATGTCTGCTCTCGGTGCGGGCTTGAACGTTCAGCCCTACATCGCGGTTGCCAAGGCATCAGGAACAGGCGTTCCGTCGATCACAGTTGCTACAGTTCGGCCAATCTTCAACTTCGCCTATGGTGCGTAATGTCTTTGCGTGACCTCATCATCTCTGACGTCGCTGATGTGTTTCTGCAAGTCGATGACTTCGCCGAAACCTGTCAGCGTTTCGTCGGAGGTGATGCGGGAAACATTCGGACAATCATCGGCATTCCCGGCGACGACATGACGGCAACGGACGATGTTCGCGGACGTGGCTACACACATTCACGGACATTTGATTTCGCCGAAACGTCTACGCTTACGGAAGCCGATGCGATCCGGATCGGTTCAGTTCGCTACGAAGTGGTTCACGTGTCAGATCCAATGCAGGGAATGAAAACGGCAAAGCTCGCACGCACTCAGCAGGAAGTGAAAGGCGGGCGAGTGTTCCGCACTGGTGATCTGTAATGGCTGCTCTTGATGTTGGCACCGCACTCACGAGCCTGCGAACGATGCTTTCAGCACTGCCCGCATGGCAAACGATTTGCGGCGTATCGACATCAGCAGAAGCAGCGAAGAAAATTCATTACGGGGCCGTTGAGCTTGACTCGGACGAACCAACATCAAGCTCGAATCCCTGCATTGTTTTGGACATCACAAGCCTGTCAACAATTTGGAAAGCCACAAGGCTTCACGGGACGGCGGTCTTCGAAATCCGTTTCTATTTGGAAATGCCGGACGCGGAGAAAGCGACTTACGGAACGCAGTACATTTGGATCTGGCAGAAGTTTTCAGCATTACTCGATGCGATCAACACCACACTCAGTCGCGATGGTGGCGAGATGGTCAAGACTGTCGATATACCGCTAATGCCTGGAAGATTGGATCCGGACAACAACGGCGGCGGGAGCGAGTGGAATTTCGTGTTGTCGCTCGGGGTTGATTTCATATGACGATCAACATCGTTCTTGAGATTCAGCGGGCACAGCTACTTCCGCGAGTTCATAACAGAATCATGCGGCAATTAAATCGCGAGAACATGGAACGCCATGTTGCGAATCGACTGCCGAAGCACTTTAAGATGATTGCCTACTCGGAGTACGGGGCGCGGCGACGATCAGCGAAGTGGGAAAAAACAAAGGCGAGACTGTACCGCACGAAGAACCTGCCGAACGTGGCCAGTGGTAAGTTGAAGGAATCGATTAGGACAAAGATCACGGCGACACCGGACGGGGCAAGGCTGCAGATCAGGGCGGCTCTCGGATCAAAGCTACCAGCGGAAGAGTGGGCTGCGATGAGCCCGGCTCAGAAGGCACAGTGGACGCGAAAAAATACGAGGCGAATGGCATCGTGGCAGAAGCAAGAAATTGCTGTGATGTCGAAGGCAGAAATCGCTGAAGAACGAAAACGACTGGCGATTGATTACAGGATCGCAGCACTGAACCCGGCCAACAGCCGCAAACGAAAACGAAGGACGAGATAATGCCAAAATACTTTGTATGTGCTGATGCGGTGTTTGGTGCGGCGAATATCCGCCAAGTTACAACGGCGAATCATTCGACCAATCAGGAACACCGCAAGGCGATGAACTCTGGCGGGGCTGCAGTTGTGCAGGTCAGCGGCAAAGCTGGCGGTGAGATTTCGCAGATTGTGTCGGGCGACTTGGCCGCACTGGTCGCACTCAACAGCAATGCGTTCTGCAGTGCTGGGCTGTCGCTTCTCGCCAGCACTATCACGATTCCATACAAGATCAGAGCAGCCGGGGCCGTTTTCGTTTCTGGCTCGAACAATGTGCATCTGACCGGGGCTAATGCCTTGATCGTGCCGACATCGTTCGAGGCATCACAGGACGGGGACTTCGCACTGGCCAACATGGATGTGCATTGGTTGTCGGCCGATGGTGTCACAAAGGGATGCGACGACGCGACAGGCCAATCGATTGCGGCCCAAGCGTTCAATGCTGAATACACGCTCGGGCCGTGTTATATCAATGGCACTGCGATCGCTGGCGTGCAGTCGTTTCGGGTGACGCCGGGTATTGAAGTCGTTAAGCCGCCTCTTGGGTCGGGCTCTACATTCCCGCTCTTTGCCTCGATCAAGGCTGCAATGCCTACGATGCAGTTGACCGTCAACGATTTTGACGCAGTGGCTGGAACTGTTGGCGACTTTACTGCGATGACATCGGCGAATTTCTACATGAAGAAGCGGGCCGATTCTGGAGTGTTTACTGCAGCGGCTACATCGGAACACGTTCGATTCACGTTTGCCGCTGGCCTCGCTGACACCGACAGCATCTCGGTCAGCAACAACGACGACGGATCCGCGACGATCACGCTACACGGCAAAGTGCTGACTGCTGCTGCTGCCGTTGCCCTGCCATAATTTGCGAGAGGTTCCGAGTGCATTTCCTCACGTTCATTCCAGACTGTTCGGCTAATCAGATTGAAGACCGTGCCAAGGCTGCCGGTCTTACCGATCTGCTTGGCGGGCACAATGCTGTCGTGTGCCAGAACGGGCCGACCGGCTTGTCAGGCGTAACGATCGCGCATCTAAATGATCCAACGAAATGCCGACACGATTATTCGCCATCGGAGCAGGAGTGGGTTCCGTCAGTTCAAAAAGTCGACGGTAAGCCGCTCTATTACGTGGGATTCTGGACCAAGGAAGAACCGAAGGAAAACGAACTGCGACGGCATTACACGCAGTCCGGGCCGCTGGTTCAGTTCGGGGCATCACGTTGGAAACTGCCGACACCTGACACGGTCGACGCGCGAGCAGTCTATGCTGATGACGGATCGATGCGATGGGAGACGATCCGCCAGTTCTCGTGGATGTGCGACGAAGCAAAGCTGATTCGTGATGAATACATGCAGGAGTTCGGTGTTCGCGACATGGTTTTTCGCGTTGAACCGTCTGTGCAGATTCACTGGTTGCTAAAGTTGCTGCGAGTCAATTACAGGCTGCTGCCAGAAGTGGCCGTGCGTCTCGACATGTGGACCGGGCGAGATCACATCATGGATACATTCCTCTCGACGTTAGGACTGCAGAGAGGAGCATCCAGTGCCGGATGAAATCATAACCGTTGAATGGATCGCGACAGCACAGAGTATGCTGAACACGATTCAGAAAATTGACGCCAAGATTGAGCGTCAAGAAAAAGCCATGCAGAAGCTGACCGACACGTCCAAGAAAGGTGCGGACGCGGCGGCCGGCTCGTTTAATAAACTCGAGCAGGAACTGAAGCAAAACGAGGTGGCACTGGCTGGGCTGCAAATCGGAACTAAGGCGTTTGCTGATCAGAAAAAGAAAGTCGACGAACTGCGGGCATCATTCAACGGCGCAAAGCAGGCGATGGCCAGCAATCAATCCGCATTGAGTGCTCTTGGCAATACTGCTGTGCAAAAGCTTGGCGGGCTTGCGGCCGGAATGACTGCGTTCAAAATGGTACTTGAAGCGGCCATTGCTGAACTCGAAAAGGCACAGCAGGTTAGGCTAAAAGCATCGACCACGATGCAATCGGTTGAAGGTGCAATTGCTGAAATGGCTCTGAACATTGGAGCCGATAACGTCGCGCAGGCTCGTGGCATGATTGAGCAAAACGCACCGCAAATGGGCGTGACTCAGGAAGGGCTCGCGAGCATGTTGGCCGCTGGTATTTCAGGCGGGGCTAAGGATCTTGACGAAGCTTTGAAACTGTCGTCAGCCACGCTGAAGCTGACTGCAGGCGATGCCCAGAAAGCAATTCCGATTATGTCTGGAATGCTGACGATGGCCTCAACCACAGGCAACCGCGATTTCGAATCAACGCTCGGGCAGTTGAGCCAGTTTCAAGAGGCGGCACGCGGCGAAGATCTTGCGGTGTCTATTAACAACATGGCCACCGCAATGGCAGCCGCCAACACGGACGGAGAGCGAATAGCCGCACTTGGATCTGAACGCACGCTTGAGATGGCTTCGGTTATGTCTCAGTTGCTTCAAGATAAAGACATGTCTGTCACCGGCACGACCATGCGGCAGATGTTTTCAAAGATGGATACGTTCATTCCTAAAACGTCAACAACTCTTGACGATGGTACAAAGTCCAGGCTTGACAGAGACGCAATTGAAGCGTTCTCGAAGCTCGGCACGCTCGACGAGCGAATGCAGGCGATGCGGACTAATCCGGAAATCGCCAAGCAATTCCTCAGCACGATCGAAGAAAATCAGGGCAAGTCTGCAGTCCGGCAATTGGTCACAGGCACCGACAAAGCAATCGAACTGGAAAAGGCAGCAGCGGCAATTGTCACTTCTCAGGAGGGGGCAAGGAAAGACTTTGACGCACTTGTGACGGTGATCGCGGAGAACACAAAGAACCTGCAAGCCGCCAACAAATCCAAAGCAGCCGATCAGGTTACGGATGCAAAACTGGCACTTGAGGGCAGCATCATCGAGGCATTCAATCGCGCCGTCGAAGGCGTAACAAATGCTTCGGGGCTCGATTCGTTGACGTTGTCTGACGCGAAGAACGCACTGAAGGTGCGAATGGCTTCAGGGCAAGACGCTGCAACCGCAGCGACGACTACACTGGAAGAATTGAAGCAAAGAGAAACCGCGTTCGGCTTTATCCCTGTTGGCGGCGCAGTTTCTGGTGAAGATCAGGCAAAACTCGATGCACAGATTGCTGTCATTCAAGAGTTGGCTGGCAGCGTGAAATCGATTGAAGAACGTCGCATTGCAGACAACGCAAAGCTGATGGTTGAAAGTGTGGACAAAAACCGAGACAGGGCAATCAGCGGAGACGAAGCCAGTGGAATGCTTCTCGATCTGAATGCAAAAGGCCAAATGACGAACGAAATGCGGGCAGCCGTCGCTAACGCAGACAAAGACAGAAGCGGCTCACTGTCGCCCAAGGAGTTGACAGACGCGATGATCGCAAACGAAGGGTTCCGCGAACTGCTTTTAGAAATGCGAGCAGTGAAAGAAGCGATTGTCGGCCAACAACCAAAACAACAGCGTCCACCACAACCAGCCGTGAGACCCAAAGAGGCACCGCTTCCGGCGGCGACGGCACCATGACAATCACACTGACCGACAAAGACAACGTCGAACGAATCGACACCGGATCGCATCTGAACGGCAGCGTCAAACCGGGCCCGTACGATGCCGCGCGAGTAACGCAGCGATGGTTCGGGGCAGTCGGTGAAGTCATCCTGACGGGAAAGCTCAGCGGCCGGGATCTGACTTGCTGGCTTCAGCTCACCGGCTATTCGTCTCACGCAAATCTACACGCCGGAATCGTGACGTTGAACGACGAAATCAACGCGGCGGGCACGCTTGATGTTGACGGGCTGGAGTTTCTAAACGTGATCTTTAACGGCTTTACACCCGAAGAAGATCCGTGGCTCGATGGATCAGGCGTGAACGGTTGGAATTGCAAAGGCATACTCAGTTTTAGGCAGGTGAAATCATGAGCGAAGTTGATGACGATACGATTCACGTTGAGCAGGAAACAGATGTTGAGCCAGTGCCGAAAGATGTCGTCGACGTTGATGCGACGTGGGACGGCAAAGACAGCCTTGACGATCACCGTCAGAAGCAATTTAAAACGATTACGCAGCCGGGATTCGGCGACGCGGGAAAGGTGAATAGTAATGGCGAATGAAGTAACAAGCACCCTGAGATTGCTTTTGTCCTCCGGGGTAATCAGCAGCGACTTCAATCCAGGCCGGATTCGCGTGACATACACGCCGCTGGTGATCTATCGCAAACGGCATTTGATCACGACAGGCGAGGTCACTGTCACGCATGGTGTAACTAACCCGCGTTTTTGCATCCTTTACAATCATGATGCAACAAACTACGTCGAAGCCGGAACAACGACGACCGATTACCCGATTTATCTCAGGCCCGCCTCGGTCGCGACGCAATTTGAAATCGGGCCATCAAAGGCATCGATTTACCTGAAGGCAAATACTGCGAGTTGCTACGTCGATGTTCTTGTGTATTGAGGGTTATGATTAATGAGCACCGACATTTTCAACAGTGACGACGCACTGTTCGTCGCCTACGAAGAATTCACCGTTCTTCTTGGCCCAGATGGCGGAACCGCACCAGGCGATGCCGACACGTTTGAGAATGTCTACTGCTCAATTGTGGTTCAGTCTGCGGGATCTCGCATTGATTATGCAGATTTGAAGTATGCTTTAACCGAGTCGCTAGAGAACCGTGAGCAACCCGCGTCATTTGCTCGCGTGGTCGAGATTCGCTTTCCTGAACCTGACGGAACTGTGATTCATCGCGGCGACTATGTGGGCGAGGGATTTCGGGTTGATCAAGACGGTGAATCGCTGACAGCGACAAGCCAGTTGAGACCGTATCATTTCGGCGAGCCTGCCACGGGATATCTCGTTTGGGATGCAATTGATCTCGGCGAGAAGAAAATCGCGGATCATATCGTTTTCAATCCGATAATCGACGACAAGACCGTGTTTAACCGCTCGGATAAAACACGCACTGGAACAGGGCTCAGCGGGCACTTGTGGACACACCCGGAAATTGCCGACTCGTCCGTGGGACAAACGTATCAGGGACAGGTTCGAGAAGAGTGGACATTATATGAAGCCATTCAAGCACTGTGTGAGTTGCTGAATCCAGATGCCGAGTTTATAGCACGTCCGGTTTCCGTTGATCTCGATGTCCTTACTGGGGCACCGCCAATCCGGAATGTGGTCATTGAACTTGGATTGCGACTTCCAGCGGCACTCGACAAGATCCTGATCCCACTTGGATACAATCACTGGATCGATTACGAACAGGCTCTGCCTCAGATCGTGTTTTTCAAGATCGGTACAGGCGAAGAGAAAGAGCTATACTGGCCAGCGGTTGGGGCTGCTGTCGAAGCGGCGACGGCCAACGTTAATCAGTTGGTTGTCAGCAACTCAATCGGCGACAGTTTTAACCAGGTTGTAGTTCTAGGCGGATTCGAGGAAGCAGAAATCACGCTTCCTCTTTATCCAGCGTGGCCAGAGGCGAATGATTCGATTGCTTCCGCAGACTTGTCAAAAGATGGAGCACAGTACGCCGCAAATGAATCAGCGTGGCGTCTGTTCGTGGCCAATGAGGCAGGCGACATCGATCCAACACTATCGAGGCTCGGACAAACGGCGGATGTTCCTGTTCTCAGCACAGTGTTTACGATTGCCACGCCGCACCGCAGAACGCTTGGAGAGCCACTAACGTGGCAAGCCAACGACAACGCAACTGAAGAAAAGCCACAACGCCGCCCAGTGAAAGTGGAATACTCCACTGATGGCGGAACGACATGGCTGCCAGAAGAAGAGAACTGGACAATCAAGCTCTGCCCCGATCAGATCGGTATCTATTTCGATGGCAAAGATATTCCCGTCGAGATTTATGACGCCAGCACAAACGGACGACTTCGCATCACGGGCACTGTGTTTGGCGATTACAGGCTTCGCGGATTCGCAGAGAAGCAAGCGTGGGCGGTCAATGCTCGCGTCAATGAGCAAATCATTGTCGCCCCTGAAAAGTTTCAAAGCCGATGGCGACAAGAAAGCGGTGACTACGCATCTGTATTAACCGGCACGGCAGACGAGCGAGACGACTACGACGAAATTCACGACTACGCTCAAAAGGTTCGCGATCAAAACCACTACGCCGAAATGGACTGCGAATTTCGCCTGCCTGGCTGGCATAAAGAATACAAGATAGGTGATTTGCTTACCAAAGTAGCAGGCCGCGAAATCAGCCTAGACTCCGCGCCAAGTAGCGCTCCGTTGCGTCGGTACGTCCAGATTGTCGAGCGACGATTTGAAATGTCGGCAACTGGCGGACCGTCGACGGTGCTGATTGTAGATCGCGGAGTTGTGCCGATATGACGCGGCGTGAGTTTCGCATCATTGCCGGGCCAAGCACCGGAAGCCCGGAACAGCAAGCGACATCGCGACGCACCCCATCACGTAGGCAATTCAAGACGATCCACTGCGGAGTTGCAAATGTTCCAGCACGCTATGTCTATGCCGATTTGTTAAGGCTCGGTTCGCCTCCCGGAACGGGCATCCAACTAGCCTACGCTCCAGCAAAAGACGCACTAGAATCGATCAGTGGGAACGCGATCACGCAACTGTTGCCATCTTCACTCAGCGATTTAGACGATTGCGAAGTGTATTGCCTCGGATGCTTCGGTGCCGCAGACGGGTCATTTACTCAGGGGCAAATCATGACCCTTGATTCAACTCAACGCGGCATCATTGCAGATTGGGTTAATGCTGGCGGAAAGCTACTGTGCTGCGTCGATTACAAAAACCTTACAAACTCTGGCGGATCACTGCTTTTTCGCGCGATTGATCCAACGTTTTATGATGCGTTAGAGCAACTTATTAGCGATGCCGGAGGCTCGTTAACGTTTGGTCGAGAAAATGCGATCAATGGGTCGACGCCAAATCCGTATGACAAGGCGACGTTTTTGTCGGATTCATGGACGACGGGAATCACCGGAGAAATTGAGTACGATGGCCCAGCTGGAAGTTCGATTTCTGGCGGAACGCAGTTGTTTGCTCCAGTGGCAAAAAACACGATCGTTAAGCAGCAGTGTGGTTCAGGCTGGATTGTTTGTCATGGATCGCGAAATTCATTGTGGGGCAACAAGGACGTGAATCAGGGTGTTCCGACAGGATATACAGCAATGACTGAGTTTCTGGATTTCTACTTTAATTTGTGAAAGCAAGGGCCGTCATAGTCTGCGACCGGCCAAGCAGGCAAAACCACAGCACTGGGAGGGCCGGAGTGTTCAGATCACTCTGGCTCGCTGTGTTTTACCGGAGCTGGCTCATTGCGGCGGAACTCGTAGGCCACAAACTCACATCTCGTTTTGCTTTTGTTCCATCGAAAACGAGCCCAGCAAGCCGGGCATTGATTAGGGGCTTCGTTCAACGGCGTTCCGCACTGAGGGCATCGAATGCGAGCGTCAATGAACGGGCAAGCGAACAAGCCGATAGGACCGAAAAAGAAGCACAGTGCAAAGCCGCCAAAGGTGTTATTGCGCATACTGGCAATAATGGTTCCGGCAATAACAGAGGCCAACCACGTCCCCATGAGATAGCCAGCCATCACGCACACCCTCTTGCGAACCGCATCAGCAGCAGAATCGGGCCTGCGACAATGCAGGCGCGGAGATCACGGGCGATTCGGCGCGACGGGTTCATGGGGGACAGGATTGACGCGGACGGGCGAAATGTCAAATGACTAGCCCGCCGCGAGCCGTTCGGCGGTCATGCTGACC